ACACAACGTGTCAAGTCGGTTGCCTACGTCTTGAGGACGGGCGGGCTCAGGTCGTCCGTCGCTCCTACGATCAATTGTGTGAATCTCCCGACACGACAGCCTGTGGCGTGCGGGTCGTGAATCGGTTGGTCACAATCAACGCAGAGGATTCGGCCGTCGTCCTCATTGCGATACTGGAACGCGCGGGCCATCGCATCGGACGGATAGACAATCCCTTGAATCCATAATTCTCGAAGCTCGCGGAGTCGTGCCGTGAGCTGCGCGACATGCGCCTCGGCGGCTTTGGCACGTTCTTTCCACCCGTCGCGCCATCGCATTTGTGTGTCGATTTCCTTGCGGAGCTGCGCGACCTGGGCCTCAGCTCTCGTTTTCCTCGGCTCGTCGCTGTCTTCCCATTCATCGACCGTGTCTGAATCGACGCGGTGTGCCTCGGCCAGCGCAACATAGGCGGAGTGTTGCCAACTTTCATCGGCTGTTGAGTGAATGGCCCGTCGTAATTCGTCACGTTCTCGCCGAAGCTGCGCGATCGCCTGGGCGTGCGCGGAATGTAGATCGCGGACATCATCGACTGTGTAGAAATCCCTATCCGCCATCCGAAAGCCGGTGTAGTCATCGGCAATGTGCCGCGCCGAAAAGACACGTAACGGCGTAGCGGCGCCATCGTCGCTCATCGGCTCACCTCCCTTCAGGAGCGCGATATTCTCGCGCCGGCTCTCGAGTTGCTGCTCCACCCAGCACCCCGCATTCAGGCAATCGCCCACCAGCTCTGGCGGAAGGTGATCACATGCGTCGCACTTTGTCGGCTCGCTCATTTGAGAAACTCCTTGCCCACCGACAATCGGAATGTCCTTGTCAGGCATCACCGTCCATCCTTCGGCCACGCACGAATACATTCCGCAAGCGGCGACCAATAGCGCAACCAGAACCACCATCCGGCAAATGTGCGCGGACGGAAACCAAACGCGATCCGCTGTTGCTCAGTCATCGGTCCCCGCTGTGCATTCTTTCAATCTGAATCGTGGCCTTCACCGCGCGATAGCCCGCACTCTTCATCGATCCGCCGAAATGGGTCGCGTAGTTAGCGAGCAATTGTTTTTTTGTGAAGGACAACCCGCAGATTGGCGCGACGGATCCTCGTACAGACAGACCAATCCACACCGTCCATTCTGTTGATGGCTTACTTCTACTCATCGGCCCTCGCGCCTCGTGGCGTCCGGCTGCGTGACTTCGCCAAGAATCACGCGCGTCAAGGCGCCGTACTTTTCGTCGTCCCCAATCACCTCACCCAGGAGCGCCACCACCCACACCCGCACGCCTTGCCATTTCGGCGGGATCAATGTCGCATGGAGCGTGCCCTGCTCGCAGAGTTGTAACGGTCCTGACGCCGTGTGAATGACGCCCACGTCAGCCCGTTTGCGAAGTGTTCCCCCGTTCGCGGGAAGACCCTTCGCATCTGAGCGCCAGTAGGCGACCCGCGCGCCGAGTGCTTGTAGTTCTCGCAGCCGCGCCCGCTGCGCGTCTGACCAACCTGCCGTTAACGTCGAGAGCGCTAAAGCCCAATACTCACCGTCACTGAAACCGGTACCGGCACCGTCACTGTCACCGGCACCGAAACCGTCACCGGAACCGTCACCGAAACCGAAACCGACACCGTAACCGGAACCGGCACCGGCACCGGCACCGGCACCGGCACCGTAACCGTAACCGTCACCGTAACCGTAACCGTCACCGGCACCGAAACCGAAACCGGCACCGTCACAGGCACCGTAACCGTCACCGGCACCGTCACCGTCACCGGCACCGAAACCGAAACCGGCACCGTCACCGGCACCGTCACCGGCACCGAAACCGGTTGGCACTTCTCCGCGCAGTACAGTTACACCACCCACGTCATTGCCTCCCATGCCTTGACCGCCTGTGATGAACAGAGCGCGACCGATGTCACATCCCGAAGGCGCAACTCAGGCGCTGGCGGTCCCACCCTCGCACCCTCCACTGGCCCTATCGTCGCCAGCCCAAGAAAGCCGTGATTCGCAGCCGGCCAATAGAGACAGTTGCGTGCCTGCCGCAACACCACGATCTCGCCGTCCACGTCCGTGGCATAGCCGAAAAACACCCCACGATGTTGTGTGGTCACCAGCACGGCTCGCTCTAACTTCGCGGTTTTTTTCATGTGATATCTTCCTTTCCTTGCTTGGCATCACCGTCCCTCCGTCGGCCACTTACAGACATCGCACAACTTCACGCCGTCACAATCGCGTGTCGCCGTGTTGTCGCAACACGCGCACAAGACGATCTGCGCGTCCACTTCGTACTCATCGAGCAATTTCAAGACATCTCGAAAGGCGCGAATTCGTTCAGAATGCTGATGAAGATGTGTCTGGCTGCGCAGCCATTCCCGTAGATCGCTTTCTCGCCGCTGCATCATCGGCCCTCGCGCCTCGTCGCAGCGTTCTAGATTAGAAACTTTTCAAGTAGGTGCTTGCCGTCGACTGAATAGCCGATGCGCTTCCACCCAGCTTTCTTGAAACAATAGCCAGGATTCGCGCTTTTGACTTTCTTCGGATCGATGTAGGTGTAGGCGCGTCCGGGGCCCCACTTTCGGATCGCGTGCTGTTCCGCCTCAAGAATGATCTCCGAGCTCTGACGCGGCGACTCGTTTCTGAAAATGGCGTTGTTGTAGCCGATTTGTCCATCCATCCGCAGTGCTGGATCTGGAAACATCCAGACAAAAAGCACGAGGCCTTCCGCATCCCTAAGCACCAGTTTTCGACCGCTGTACGTGAATTGACGCGCGCCAATAGTACGCCGCGAATAGTGGCGGTCTGCGAGCTGGCGACACTCATCGTCAAAGTGTGTCGTCCGCATTAAGCCATCCGTGAGCGGGAGTCGCATCACCGTCCCTCCTTCGGCCCACAGGTGTCGCAGAGCTTCACGCCTTCGCTATCGCGCGTAGCCGGGCTGTCGCAGCACGCACACAAGACGATCTGCGCGTCCACCTCATACTCATCGAGTAATTTCAAGACATCCCGAAACGCGCGAAGCCGTTCGGAGTGCTGATAAAGATGCGTCTGCTGGCGGAGCCATTCCCGCAGATCGCTTTCTCGCCGTTCAGTCATCGGCCCTCGCGCCTCGTGGCGTCCTTCCCCAACAACAACCGCAAGGCATCGAGGCGCGTCAGATCCGCTACGCGCCGCGGCGTCCAGATCCACGCGAGCAGAGACAACAGCGCCGTCATAATTTCACCAATTTTCGCGTCACCTTGTCGTGGCATTCGGCGCACAACAACAGACATTGACCGGCGTCATATCTCGACTCTGGCGCGACATTCCGTCCGCGCCGGTGATGCACTTCGCCACGATTCGGCACCAACGCTAACGTACGGATCACCTTCCGGCCGCACTGCTGACAGACCCCGCCGTCTCGGCGCCAGACGTCTTTCCGCATGGCCGCGAGCTTCACGTCGTCGCGCCGCTTCGCCGCCGTCGTGTCTTCGAGCTGCGTCTTCCCTTTCGGACACGGCCGCGGCTTCGCGCGGGCCTCGCCGAGCGTCTGTAAATGACGAAGGCTCATGATCGGACAGAGTCAGCGAATAACGTTTGCTGGGTGCGCGCGAATTCAGCCTGCCGCAAATTCTTCACAGCCACGGCGGCATATTGCGGCTTCAGTTCAAAGCCGACAAACCTGCGACCTAACCGAATGGCCTCATAGCCTTCAGAGCCAATGCCGGCAAATGGTGAACACACGACATCGCCTGGATTGCTCCAAAGCCGAATACACCGCTCAATCGTCCCGAGTTGCAAGGGGCAGATGTGGCGCTCATCATCGTCGTGCCTAGCTTCAGCCACTTGTAGTGTGTCGCTCTCTCGAATGCCATACCAGATCGGCCGAGCCCATTCGATCCAATCCTCATTCGACAGATCAGGTTGAATCGGAATCAGATTCTCGCCAGGCTTTCTGAATACGAGAATGTAATCAGCGAGAGCCGGACGTAACCACGACGAGTCCTTCCGCATTTGTACAAAGAGCAAGCTCTTGCTTTTTGTCCGAATAGCCTGCGCCTGCGGATCTTTGTCGATACAGACTTCACCGTGATAGATCCAGCCATTCGCTTGAAACGATTGAATGGTGAGCCCTCGAAAATCTTTCATTCCGATAAAGCCATCACGCGAGAGCATCGCCGGCACTTGAGCCACATGACAGCACGAGAGTCGCCCCGGCTTTGTCGCGCGCAAGAGTTCACGTTGAAGAAAGCCAAAATGCTCGAAGAATTCATCAGCCGTCGCGCAGTTCCCCATGTCGCGCTCGCTTGCGGTGTAGGTGTAGAGACTGATAAACGGCGGAGAATAGACGGAGAGATCAATGCTGTCTTCTGGTAGTGCCGCAACACCATCCACGCAATCGCCATGCGTGAGCGTCCACCCATCACCGGTCGTGGTCATGCAACCGTCTGGCATAGTTCCTCGCGTTCAAACTCTGTCATATGTTCAACGAGCCCAGTCGACAATTCAGAATACTGTTGCTCTTTGCGCCTGACATTCTCCACAACAATACGCTCAGCCTCACTGACGACGATATACACGTCGACAGGATGTTGTTGACCAAATCGCCAACATCGCCTGATGCCTTGATAATATTGCTCGAACGAATCTCCGATCCCCATAAACAACATATGTGAACAATGTTGAAAATTCATCCCATAGCCAAGGATCGAAATCTTTGTAATCAACACATTCAACCGTCGGTCGACGAACGCCGTCACGGCTCCTGCCTTCTCGGCATAACTATCTGACCCTTGCACTTCGACGGCATTCGGAATCGCTGCTGTGAGTGCCGCGCTTTCGGTGTTCAGCCCACACCAGGCCAGCCATGACACTCCGCGCTCGTGGATCAAATTCACGGCCGCATCAAGACGAGGCTCCAATGACCCGCGACGCGTCGAGAGCCGACCAGAGATCCCTTTGATGCTGAGTTCCGGGAAGAGCGTATGTGATGCGATGTCAGCTTCTACGACGATGTCGTGAATCCTTAATGGTGGTAATCGGAAACCATCATCGGAATAGCCCAAGTCTGATGGACGTCGCATCGCAATCGCCCATGACGCCAGCCAGCGATAGAACGGCTGCACGGCGTGCCGTTTCATTCGCCAGCCGGTATCGTCATGAACAAACCATGTCGCCAAAAATTCAGCGCGCGTCATCAGGCCGAGGAATTCGGCATGATTGGCGAGTTCGGCGATATCGTTCGGCGCTGGCGTCGCAGAACAACATAAGCGGTATGGTGTCTTTTGAAATGTTTTAATGAGTTTCGTCCGTGTCTTCCCGTCGAAGGATTTCAAAATGCTCGACTCATCTAAGACCACGGCCTGAAAGTCATTCGGATCGAATTTGTCGAGCCGCTCGTAATTCGTAATGATGATCTTGGAGTGACGCGCGGCCGTGGAGTCGCGCGCATACTGCACCTGAATCCCGAGCTTCGCAGCTTCGGAGACTGTCTGCTCGGCCACGCAGAGCGGAGCCAAGATGAGCGTCGGTACATCTAAGGCATTCGCCCACGACACTTGCATAAACGTCTTCCCGAGTCCGCAATCAGCAAAGATCGCCGCCCGTCCTTTGCGGAGAGCCCAACGCGAGAGCGCCTCCTGCCAGTCATAGAGTTGTGACGGCAAGGCGAGTGAGTTCGTCTCGATCCCGCCTGGGCCGACGATCCGCCGCTTCTGCTGAAGAAAGTCACCGTAATTCACGCTAGCCCCCACACATTCCCGCCTGCCGTTAAATGGCCCTTCACCCGAATGCAGGTATCCACCTTCCGGATCCGCCCCGCTCGCGCGAGTGTCATGTAGACCGGCCCGAAGGCGCGATCATCGTGCGGACAGATCCCATGAGCCTTACAGGCATCAGTCAGCAGTTCGCTCGACGTCGGTCCGTGCGCTCTGAGGTAGGCCAGCACGAACGCCGCTGCCCGCTCCGAGAAGGGCAGGACGAAAGAATTCGCCTTCGCTTCAACGACCGCCATTGCCCGGTCTCGAGACTCCGTCGCCGATAACAAATCGAGTTGATCCATGGCTGGCTCAGAACGGAATAATGTCACCATGTAGATCGACGGCCACGGCTTCGATCTTATCGATATACGCTTTTCCGCTTTGCTTGCTCGTCTTGTCGGTCAGACGCACCGGAACGCCTTCTTGGCACCATTGACGAGCCTGCTCAAATTGCTTGTAGATCGCGAGGCCCGTCGCATTCACCGCTTGTCGGGTGTGCCAGATAAACCCTTTCGTTGATCCCATGCCTGGAGCGACTTTCGTCAGGTAGACAATCGGATCGGGGAGATCGGATCCGTCGAGGCCCTCCGGCATGTAGACATTCTGATCGGCGACGGTGTCACTCGCGGAGCCGCCCGCCGATCCGCGAGCAGCCTGAGCCTGTGGCGCGATCGCCTCACCTGAGCCGTCCTGACGCACTGGCGGGGCGCTCTGCGGCGTGTTGTCGACGCGCTCGGCATCAGACATTTCCTCGGCTGGCGTGCCTTTGAAGCCAGCCAGGACAGGGACAAACCGCAAGACGGAGGCATGCACTCTGGACGAGGCCCGCGTCTGCGCCATCGAGCGCAACTGAAACATCGGCACCTTCTCTTCCCCGGTGACGACGCGCGCTCGTTTCGGTGCCGCTGACTTTCCAGGCCGCGGCACCCAGATCAGAAAGTTCGGGCCGGGATCTTCGACGCTGTGCCCGTGGAGGCTGCAGTCCTCTTCCTTACCCAGACAGTAGGCCCATTCCTTTTTAGGGCGGTTGCTCCACTTCTCTTCGTCGTTCAGACACATCGCCGTAGCCCGCCCGAGTTCGCGCCCGTCTCGAGCCACCAGCACCGCCGTCGCTTCCCAGCCTTTGACGTCGCCGAATTCGACGAACTTGTCCGATTCGATCTTCGCCGTGACGCCGTAGAAATGTCCGATAGTGAGCCAATCTTCGTTCTCGATGTATTGCTCGCCGTTCATCATGACTTTCTTCGGCTTCTGTGCCATGACAGCCATCAAGGCTTGCGCAGCTTTCCTAGCTTCGGCGAGGACGAGCGCCGGTTCCCGCTGCAGCACAAGCGCATCTGATACTGGCGATTCGACACGCGCTAGATCCATCGTGTGACTTCGACTGTCATCGACCGGCAACACTTCCGGCTCTTGATCCTCAATATTCATGCTTTCCCCCCACGTATCGCCGCGAAACGCTTCCGTGTCATCTCCGCCGTTTGTTGAAACAACGAATCGTCCACCGTCGGCGGCACGGCGCCAGAAAAGGCTCCGCCCAATTCGCGGATCGA